GATAATAACTGTTTATACACCTCATACGCTACCTGAGCCATCATAACTGGTGGGACGCTCATACCTTGTACATAGTTAGGGGAAGCGTCTAGATAGTTGTAATCATGTGGGAAGCTAGATATATCGTCTAGCTCTTCTTTATACACCGTACGGCACTCTAACGCGTCATATAACATTGAAGATGAGGCGACTGTAAATGGTACTTTATCAAGCGCTAACTTCTTTGCCCCTGCTAAAAACACGCCCATTGGACAGCCAGGTTTGGTCTCATGCCAATAGTTGATTTGTGTCGTGGTGTAAGGAAGCGTGCGAAGTGGCGTGCCAGAGCTTCTTCTTATCTGCCCGAAGGTAATCGGTGGCTCATTAAATGATAATTTAAGATGTTTACCTAGCCTATTCGCTACAAAGAACACTCGTCTTCGCATCTGTGGCAGCCCCATGTTCGTACCATCACATAAGAAGATGTCGATGTTATAACCCATCTTCTTGAAGCGAGCCACGATAGCGTTGACATATTTAACTGCCTTACCTCTGATAATCCCCTCGACATTTTCTGCGATGACGACCTTAGGCTGCATTTTCTCAGCTACATCGAGAAAATCAAAGAATAGTTTGTCTAGTTCTTGTTTAGCTTGCCCCTCACGGAACTTCTTCTCGACCCCCCATGCTTTTTCACGAGACCCTGCTAAACTGAACGTACTGCAATTATGCACAGCTAAGTTATTAACTGTGTAGGACTCGTCTTCTTCTACGCTGATGTTATAAACGGTGTATTTGCCCTCTACCTTTGTTTTACCCTTAAAAGGCACCCAAATGCAGTTATCTATACAAATATAGTGCGGTTGAAGCGTGATGTACTTGTTGATTGGTATGCCGACATGGTCTCTTGTGATTTCTAAGTCGTTCACCTCTTTCCAGAGTGGTTCACTTAGTTTTTTAAGTCGAGACATTTCTCTTGTGTAAAATGGGTGGTTGCCTGTGACTAGTATAGGTAGTGTCCCTTGAATATAGACAGCATAGACATCATCTGACTGTTTATTCATTGTGTTATATACACGCCTGAACCTACCTTTGTGTGTCCAAACATAATCACCAATTTTAATATCTTCGATTGGTTTATACCCTTCTTTTGTTAGTACTTGTGTACCAGCGACGAAACAAGGTGGACTGCCGTCCAATACATCAACCGTTGGTAAGTCGTCTCTTGTCAATAAGTCTTTTACTGGGCAGAGAAAGAACTGTTTATGGTGATGATTTTCTTGATAAATACGAGCCATTTGTGGGTCGATATCATTGGCAGCTACGACATCGTACCCTGCTAATTTATACCCCATAGATGACCCACCACCACAAGCAAAGGTTGACATCACGGTATGGTGATGTGCTTTTACCCCCTTTGCTGGGTAGCCGTCTTTTAAGTTCCAATCATAATTGAATTTCATATATCTTTATCATAGCAGATAAAAAATAGTCTTGACATCTATATTTTATAATTGAAGCAGAAAGGAAAGGAACAATATTTTATGGCTCTAACACTAGCTCCGAAGGACTCTGCCACCCCTATCACTAACGAAGAGTGTACCTCGCTAAAGAACAATACGGGGCTTGCTGTTGGTGACAATAAAAATAACTGCGAAGCCTTCAACTCTGATTTATTACCACTTATCAAACAAGAACTTGATGCTATCGAACACGGCAATAAGCCTATCTTCATGAACGAAGACTCAAAATGCCAAGATGGTGACCCTAACCCTACCATTGCTTCAATGCTCTCAAGAATCTACCGTGTCGCTCAAGCGATTGCTTGTAACCTCTGTACTTATGACCCTGCTCTTGTGACAAGACTAAAAACAGGTAAGGCGAACCAAATCTTATGGGGACAAGGGGTAAATAACTTGCCTCTGTGGAAAAGTCTTGATACCACGGTGAATAAAGGTTCATCTAATATCGCTACTGCTGATGCGGTGGCTGAGGCTATTCAAACTGTCTTGCTTGGTACATTTCACCTGTGGAAGGGGCATGAGAATTTTGACTATTACGCTGAGTCTTTAGATGATTTGAAAGAACAATCTAAGACAACTCCCCCATCCCCTAACTATACCGCTTTAATCTCACCAACCGAGGTTTATGTTTATGATGGTGCGACTAGGGAGTGGAAGAAGAAAGAGACCCTCAAAACCCCTGAGAACTTTGCTATTACGCATATTAACAGAGGTGCGTATGCTGATAAGGAAATCTACTTCTTCTTCGACCCTACTAAGTCTGTTGCGACATGGAACGTCTTAGACACGAACCTTGGTAGCGTCCAAAGAGATGTTGACACGATTAAGTCGATGCTAAATGTTGCTGTGTCGTCTGGTGATGGGAACCAATACATCATGATGACGAAAAATACATTAGCTGAAGCTAAGGCTGTTCCCCCAACTGCTGGTAAAACAACCATTGTCTTAATCACGGAGGAAGACCAATAAAATGAGTACTGGGCTTGCCATTAAGGCTTATACCAATATCATTTCTGGTGGTTACCCAGGTGAGGAATATGGAGCGAGCCGTCAATACGCTGATTGGACTGATGTGCCTCTAAATGGTTCAGTTGTTTCTTCATACCATTACCGTGACTCAGATTATAGCCTTAACCACAGGTCGACGAGGGTGGTTGTCACTATCTTAGATAAGTGGACATCGGTATTGGAGCCTGATAACTCATATACAATTACCGTTGACTCATATTTACTAGGCATTGAGAGAGGTGATAGACGAGGCTATGCAGGTCCTGTGCCACGCTCTATTATGGTTAGACAGAACACCGTAGGCCCATGGCTACGCCAGTGGCCACGCACGACGACTAATGCTGTGACCACGATTTTCTCTGGTAATCTGTCTATCGGACGAAAAGTCTGGCACCTCTACCCTGAAGGCACCCCAGGTCAGATGACTGAATCGTCTACTGGTTCGATTTATTATCGAAGTACCGTTGCTGGCTATGAGAACTCCCCACCGCCGTCAATGTATATTGACGAATTCTTTATGGGCATGAACTTCAAGAACACATTGCCTCGTAGGCTCAACCCACCTACCTTGAATAAGATTGTCCAGACTCCTGATATTTGTCTTTATCAGGCGAGCGCTGGGCTTAGACTCACTATGGGTAATATTCCATCTAACGACAACGATGAGCACACTGTGCTTCTGCAAATCGCAGCCGATAGTAATTTTACTGCTCCAATCAACCTCTACGCTAAGGCTAGACGAAGTGCTGACGGCACGACTTATTTCAACTTCCCTGATGTGAAATTAAAACCAAATACGACCTATTATTATCGTGCGATTTTGAACCAACCAGACAGATATTTAACTGATTGGAAAGGCGGCGAATTTAAGACTATCCCTGTTATTCACCCTAGCGAGGCAGTTCCCCCGATAGATGATGATGTATGTAATAAATTAACAACTAATATCTTGGTAGAAAGGTAATCTAAGAATATGTACAGAGGACTACAAGTTAAAAACCTGACCCAGATTATCTCTGGTGGCTATCGGGGTGAATATGTTGGCTTTACTGGTAACGGCCTAGAGTCTTGGACGGGAGCGGGGCTTAATTCTTCAACGATTAACACTTATTATTACACCGACTCAGATAGTGGAAATAACAACAACTCTTCTCGTGTTTATGTGAAGGTGAAAGATGCCTGGCAGGCTACTGTTAATCAGGCTGACAACTCAATCACTGTTAAGGTCACTACTACACTTATTGAGGTCTCTCGTGGTAATATTATCGGCTTCCCAGGTACTGCCACTCGTGTAATAAAAGCTTTCTCAGATAAAGGTGGAGCTTTAGTCTGGACTGCTAGTGGCTCGCCAAACACTAACATCACTTATCTAAATGAAAACAATCCAGTTAAGCTCTCTGAACGAACCTTCACCCTCGCCCCAGGAGAGGAAACTGGCAAAGGTACGATTTACTACAAATCGTTCTTTGCAGGCCATGAAAACGACGCTCTGCCGTCTATCTATGTTGATGAGATGTGGATTGGTACACAATTTAGAAACACTCTAATTGGCAAACCGAAAACCCCTACCTTGTCACTTAAACAACAGTCTTCTTCTAACTGTGAGACCTCAACTGCGGTGGTGAATATCAAACAGACTGGGTTTAATGATTATAGAGCTTCATCTATCTTTGTAAGATATAAAACCTCTGACGGGCAATTCGGTGAATATTTTAAGCTCGCTTCAACTGAGACTGCTGAATTGACAATCCCGAACCTTATGCCTAACACTTCTGTTGAGGTCGAGGCCTATTCTCTTGGTGATGGAAAGGAATCTGCCCATCAAAAACTAACCTTTACTACCACTACCCGTCCAGTTGCTTCAGATATTAAACTAATCTCACAAGAAGCTAACCCCGATGAAACGACCGTCCATGCTACGGTGAAATTGACCAATCCTGATGCTGGTGTTAAAAATTACGCTAGATATGGGTATAAAGGCAAAAGCCTATTTGTTCCACTTCAACAACCTAAGGAAGGTTCGTTTGAAGCTAATGTGCAGCCAGATGGCAGTATTGTTGTTAATGGTACAACAAATAATGGCTGGGGAGAGAACTTAACCCCTAACTCTCCGATAGAATTGAAGAAAGGCAAACAATATACATTTTTGCTAGATGCTCCGTTTTTGGTAGGACTTCGTGGTAGGTTTACATATAAAAATCTTGTAGCTGGCTCTAACCCGAAAGAATTTTATATCCCTGCTGGCAAGCTTTATACTGCATATACCCCAGATGGCGACATAAACAATATCACTCTCTATTTTTCATTTAGTGGCGAGAAAATCAGACATCCATATACTTTTAACAACGCTCGTTTCAAGTTGACGATAAATGAAGGTACAGCGGTTAATGACAATATTGTTGATTATCATGAACAGTCTGTTGCTCTCCCAGAAGGTGAAGGATTGTATAAATTAACTGATGATGTCTATGACGAAGTGAAAGTTGAAGGTGGGCGAGTCAAATTAGTGAAGAGGGTAGGGAAGCTTGAACTTACTGGCGAAGAAAATAACTTCGATTTGTATCGAACTACCCGTAGTGGCACGCTAGGCTTTCGCTACTACGATAGTTCTAGGCCATTTACCCAGCAACAGATGGTATCAAATATAATCTGTTCTCATTTCGAGTCCATAGATGAAAATAGGGTTTATCAGGCAATCCACAATAAAACTGGCATCTCTATTTATAATTCATTTGATACATGGCCATCTTATGCAGATAAATTATGTTTTTGGTTCACCGCTCCTGATGCTCTTAATCTAGGCATCACCGATGTCGCTTCTTTCAAGAACTGGCTGAAAGCTGAGAAAGCTAAAGGCACGCCCGTAACTGCCTACTATGAGATGAAAGACCCCGTAATTACAGACTTAGGGGCAGCTGAATATACTGATTTGCAGCCTGTGATTGGTGAGTTGTCTCAGAATAGATATGAAGGCAAAAATCTTGTTAAATTCGATAAAAACTATGTCACTAATGGTATTTCGGTAAAAACCAATGCCAATGGTCGTATTACAGAAGCCAAAGGTACGATGACGGCTGGTTGGATTACAATATCTGCTTTTTACGACAATGTTTTGTTCCCTGCTGGAAAATATACCTTCTCTGTCGATAGAGGGTTGAACCACACTCTGACCGTCGCAGGTAATTATGTTGTCGGTGGTGGGTATCTTAATGTCAACTTAAACGCTGGTCAGACCAAAGTGACCTTTACTGCTGACCGACCATTTAGAACACTGCGTATTAGTCTTAGTGATGTTGTCGGTACGAATATCGACCTCGGTGCTTTCACGCCTAAACTATCATTTGGTGAAGAAATTACTGACGAACCATTTATTGGTGATGGTATTCTTGCTGGGTATAGAAATATGTTCGATGAGTTCTCTGGGCTGCCTGTAAATAAAAATGGTCTGACCTTAGCCAATATAGATGGTGTATTGAGGCTTTCTGGTACACCAGATAGGGACTGGGTGCAACTTGTCGGTCGAGACATTACAGGGATTTTAATGGACAACAGAGCATATACAATTGCTCAATATAACAACCCAAATACTAAGTTCTATGTTGAGATTTCTGCTCGTAAGAAAGACGGCAGCGGTTCTGATGTAATTGGTAATAAAACCTCTAAAATCCATAACTTTACTGCTGACTTTACGAAATATGACAGGTATATTATGTTAATTATGTGTGGTAGGCAAAATGATAATACCGCCACACTTCCTTTATTTGGCAACTTTGGACTTTACTATGGTACTTTTAACGAGAATAATCTGCCTGAATACTCACCGTATTTGACCCCTCTTACTTCCCCTCGCCCACAAGCCCCACAGAAGGTTGAAGGACTACAATTCTTAGACTCTTACCCTGTGACCCCAATAGCGTTATCTTTTAATGATACTAGCACTTCAGTTGGTGTGACTCACACGAAGGAAAGTGGTGGTTATATCAAGAGCAACGGTACTATGTCTACAAGTTGGACAACTACCAATATTCAACAAATTAGCCTTGCCCCAGGCCTATATAGGTTAGAGCGAACTACAACTGGCAATTTTAAGCTAAATGCCGACTCAAATACTGGGGGCAATCACGCGCTCGCTTCTATTCTTAGCTGGGAGAAGAGCGCCACCTTTGTTGTCGATAAGACAGAGACTGGGGTTTATTTCCCATACCTCTCGCACCCAGGATTTGCATTTGATAACCTCATGAACAAAATCACCTTATCTACAGCAAAATATAAGATTACTCTGCATAATAAGAATATCTACGATGTAGCTGGTAATAACAGGAATAACAACGGTATCTCGTCTTCAAGAAATGGTGATAACACATGGTCATTTAGCGGTGCTATGGGGAATACTGGCTGGGCAGATATTACTAATGCATCTAATTTCACCCCTATTCTTTGCCCAGGTACTTATACCTTTTCTATCGACCACCCACCTGTCGGCTACAATGTCATATTGAAGCTACAAGGCGACTCAGGCCCGAAAGATGTGCCTATTTATCAGAACAATATGTCTACTACTTTTACAACAAATGTCCCATATAAATCTGCTTATGTCTTCCTTCAAGCCCCAGCTGGTACGGTGATTAACGACACCCAACGCTTCCAACTTGAGAAAGGTGAGGTTGTTGCTAATCCATCTATTATGGCAACCCTTAATGACGCAAAGTGGATTGAACTTGACAAAGACGGGGTATTAACAATCCCTAAACTTGATACCTCAAAAGAAGTGATTGTCCAATCCTACTCATCAAAAGATGGTGTGTGTTCTCCGATTAACAAACAAACTACCTTCTTCACCCCAACCCCGATTAACGCCCCTATCTTCTCTACCCCAACCCAGACAGATACAGGTAGTTGTATAAATGTAAACTTCCCATTTACTCAGCCAGATGGCAACCGTTTTAATACAGTTAAACATCGTTATTCGTATCATGTAAATAATAGCGAGTGGAGTGAGTTTTCTAATATCACAGAGCTTATCGCAAGGCTGTCTTGTGTTGCTTATGGTTCATATGTCTGCGTAAGAGCTTACTCTGTTGGCGATGGATTAAGAGGCGAAACTGGTGAGACTTGTATCACCGTGTCTGCTAAGACACCAGATGATACCCCATATAATGGCCCTCTTTTGATTAACAATGTGCTATGCCAGAGTCTATCTAATCTTGCTGAACTCATCTGTGAAGAGTGGAATGCGATTAAGGAAGACGAGCGAGAAATCTACACTAACGACGAACACAAACTAGCCTGTGATGGCGACCCAGAAGACCCTACTCTCTTCTCAATGCTCTCTCGTATTTATCGCTTTTACACTGCGATTAACTGTTTAATTTGCAGCGGTCTTAACGATGACTTCAATATTTATAAACAAGGTGGGGCTGGAAAAGTCTTTATCGGTGGAAAATGGATTACGCCTGCAAAGAACTTCAACGATAAGGCTACCAACCCTCTCGTAACTGGTGGTGCGATTTATGACAAGTTACAGGAATCTATCCAACCACTTTACAAATACTTCAAGACCTACGACTATCTGGTATCCTCTATCGACCACTTAGCCAGTAGCAAAGATGTATTTATCAAGGGTGACACAGCACTTGCTAAAACTGTTGAATACACTTACGATGGCAAGAACTGGGTAAAAGGTAAGGCTCAGGATTTACATGACTTCGATATGGTTCATATTAACAACGCTACAAACTACTCAACCTATTGCAACATCAAAACAACAGCTGGCTCTGGGTGGTACTGGTATGGCGGAACATGGAACCAATTAGATGCTTCTGTGTCGGAGGCGTATGAAGATTTGTCTGAATATCTAAAATCCAATTTCGTATCAAGATTAGATAATAAGAAGAAGATAAAGTATGAAATACTTAATCGCAATGTCGATGGCTCAGTCACCACACCAGCGGTTCAGTATGACTCAACTTCAAAAACAATCTACTTTATCACGGAGGAGATATAAAACATGGCAAACGGACAATTTATCTGTGAACTAATCGTTAATGTTAATGGTTCGACCATTACCGCCCAGATGCGTTATCGTCATAGGTCTGGCACGTTCTCTTACTCTGACCAAAATTTCCCTACCCCGACAATGACTATCGACGGTCAGGTGTTTCAGGATACAGGTTTCCAGAACAGGGTTAAAGGTGGAATACAGGTTGGTGATGTCAGAACAACTAGCTTCTCTAAAACCTGTGGAAATGGTACTATAACAGTCACTTTTGCTGCTGGACGAGGATATCGTAACGACTTTGAGGGTAGATGGTCAAAGACTGTTAGTGTTAATTCAGCTTCAGCCGCTCCTCAATCCCCTACTATTGAGTATCTTTCTAGTACATGGGACTCTATCTCGGTCAGGTCTTCTGTATCTTCATGGGGGACAACGGACCCCGCTAAGCTACCACTTCTCCAGGGTATTGTTTGTGAAAGCTCAGCAACGAGCAGCAACTGGTCAACTGATGATACTAAAAGACAAGCTGCTAACTATCGTGGGTTTGATAAAACTAAAGACTTTGTATTTCAAGCAGGTGCAACCTATGGCTGGGTTTCTCCTGCCGGTATAGTTCCAATTAAAGGCTGTTTAGATTTCAAAGTTGCTTGTTGGGCAGATAATGTCAACGGGGCTACGGCTAGTGCGTTCGATGAAGAAACTCACTATACCCCACCTGCGCCGATTGACACGGTTGAGGTTGTGAAGCAATCAAGAGCGTCTTTAACTGAAACTACTGTCACGATTGCGATTACTGGTGGAGACAAAACTAAAAACTACGATGCAAATGTCACGACTGAATACTCATATACAGCTACAGGGGGCGCTCCTACCGAGTGGGTAGCTCTTTCTACTGCCAAAAAACCATGGGAAAAACAACAATTCGAGGTGAACCTACCAGCTGGCAAACAAGTTGAGTTCAGGGCTAGACAGGTCTACAGTGAACAGCCATCTGAAATCAAGACAACCAACTTTGTTGTTTATAGACCGCTATCTGGTGTGACTGTTGAAAATATTACTACCACAAAAGACAAAATCCTAGGTACTGTCAAAATTGCTGATTTAGGCTCACCTGCTGAGGATTTTACCCAACTTGAAATGGGTGTGACAAAGAAAAATACTGGAATATATGGGAATAATCCTCGTATTATCGTTTCTACTCGGGTCAATGTGCCAGGTAAAATAGCTGGCTTGACTCTTGCCAACTTCAATTCTTTTAAAGTTGGCAATCCAGATTTTATAATCACATCAAATACGAAGTATTATCTAGGTGTTTTTGCTTATAACCCGACTATTAAATTTAATGCTCAGACTGGTGATGGCTGGTCGAATTCTGCTGGATATCAGGAAGTTATTACCCTGCCAGAAACAACGGAAGTTAAATTCACAAATAATGAGCTAGTGAATAACAGGGTGACAACGACCTTAACCGCTACGATTTTGTCGCTAGGTGGTGAGGCGTTAGAATTGACCCCACAATACCGTTATACTTCTGACAGGGGGGTACATTGGTCTGAGTGGGGCAACTTAACACCTAACCTACAATCCCAAAGTTTCACTATCCCTGATTTACCATTTGGCGCAACGGTAATAGTTGAATCTAGAACGAAAAACTCAAAAGACCAATTTTCTGAGACATCTTCTTACCGATATGTCACAAGCGACAGGCCACCGATAATTGAAGAATTCACTTACAGCTTTGATGAGCTTAGAAGAAACAAGATTAAATTTCATCTAAAAACCTCTTCTGTTTACGCGTCTAACTCAATTACGAAAAACGCTATATTAAGAATTAGCAACAGAGAAATACGACTAATGACAAACTCAACTGCTACAGAAGCTACTGTTGAGGATAGCCTATCGAACTATCGCCCTAATACTGTCTTGTCATATTCATTGTCAGCTGGCTCGAGTGATGGAGCGAACCAAACATTAGAAGGTACAATCCAGATGCCTCGCCCGATTATTGGTGTAGTGATTTATTCTAATGGTGAGAAAAAACTAATCACAGATGTAGTCAGTTCACTTGGTCCAGGTTCGTTCCCAGACCGACTTGACACCTCATTTATAAAACTGATTAAAAGATAAACCTTTTATGGTATGATAGCGGTATACGACATCTAAACAAGGAAATATATCTTTATGGCAATTCGCCCAGAAGTACTACAAAAAATATTAAGTGATGCTGATAAAGCAACACCAATCTCTGGAACTGTAAATGTTTACGACCCAGAGAACTACAACAAAATCCGTGCTAGACAAGAAGCTATGTCTAGACTTAACGAGGTAGGTCGTGATGGCTACATGGAAGAACAAATTGGTGAAGGTGCGATTGAGTTTAACCCAAACGGTACACTCAAAAGCATTGCTCGTACTCAACCAAAGGTTATTGACCCTCGCCGTCTAACTGCTAACCGTTATGCAAAACAGACTGTGACAGCTGGCACACTTGGTCTTCGCCCAGGTACCGATATTCTATTTGCATTTGGTGGTGCTGTAATCCAAGCTTTTGAAAACACTACTTTGACCCCACAGGTGAAGGTCTATCGTTTTCATTACAATACTAACGCTCATGATTGGCAATTCGTGCGTGCTGAATTAGTTGAAGATAAGTTCGCTTATTCAACCATGACCTCATCTCTCGATGGTGCATCTGCTCTTCATCTTATTCATTTAATTGAAAATGATACGGTGAAAGATACTAACATTGAAGGCGATAGTCTTGAAAAGGTCTTGACCAGCAAGGAAAAGAATAGTGGTGAAGGCTTGACTGACGAACCAGAAGAAACACCAGAAGAAGCCAAAGAAACCCCAAAGAAGGATAAATAATGACTTCCGTCCCTAATATCCCTATGGACGATGAAGCCTTGGCACGAACTGAAAATGGTAGGTTCCATATTCACCCTCTTGTAATCGTAGACGGTGAGATGGACTTCGGCAAATATAAACAGAAGACTCGTCGCATGATTTGTCAGTCTGCTTATATGAACAAAGAAGGTCGAGTTTCTATCTGCAAAAATCCATGCTTTACTGTTGTCGGCGAAGGTACTGGTGACCAAACCCAGATTATTGAGTGTGGCAAATGCCGTACCCAATATATTATTCGCAGGCAATACAATGGCCAAGGGAATACATTATTCTCTACCGCTGTTTGGGCGATTGGTAGAAAGATTGGAGAAAAAGGCAAACTATGGACTGATAGGAAAGACTGGTCAGACCATATTATCTTTGGTACAGAAAAAAATAAAACAAAATAATCTGTGCTATGATGTGCCTAGTAGTATCGACCCCTCTTAGCTAGTAATATTAACAACAACGAAAGGTAATAATATGGCAGAGAAAGTCTATACAAAGACTCTAGTGCTGAAAGCAGACGGTGGCGATATCACCCTTACTGGTTCTCGTGCTTACGCTGTTCAGCGCCGACTTGATGACAATGGTGACTTAATCAACTTCACCGATACCGCCAACAAGAAACAGACCAATTACTATAAAATCAACGGTAACTCTTGTACATTTTGTCTTGTCGCTACTGTCACCGCAGGTGATGCAGTTCCAACTGAAGCTGACAAAATCAAGGCTGAAGACGAACTTAACAAGTGTGCTTAATAGGGAGAATTAACCATCATGGCTAAAGAAGAAGAAGTTAAAAACCCTGCCCCTATTGAAAACGCCGAAGAGGTCGTCGAGGAAGCAAAAAGCGTCGATGAAATGATTGAGGAAGCCCCAGCGACTACCTCAAACGAAACTCAAGAGTATCTACGCAACCTCATCAAAAACGCAACTAAATAAGAACTAGAAGGACGATACAATACATATGCTATTTAAGCTACATGACTTTATCGAAGGAGCAATCCCTCGTATGATTTACAAGACATCTGCCGATGGCAATAGTGTTGTTAATTCTCGTGTGACATTTATGCCAGGTGAGGTTTATGAGGCTGTTGATGACACCCTTATTCGTCTAATCAAAGGCGAGATTGGTGATGTCAGACAAAAGTCACTCTTAACCAGTGATTTGAAACAAACCTTAGAAACCAATGGCGTAGAATACACCGTGACTAAATGTGCTTCCTGTTCTGGTGCGAAGCCTTATGCGTTATACAACCCATTTAAGATTTTGGAGGAAAAATAAAATGACACTTCCGTCTGGAACGACCGCTTCTCGTGCCAAAGCCAACACCACCATGAGACAGAAGATTAAGTCTAAATGGGACAAGAGATGTCGATTTGAAGTGGGGACTAGTGAACCACTTCCAAAACAATTCAGCCTTGAAGGTACTAACTTCTCATCATCTCTTAAAACAGAAGGTGAGAACTGGTGCCGTTTAATCGACGAAGGTGTGGTGGTAGATAACAACATCTTTACTGGTGAACCAATGGCTTATGCTGTGGTTCGCAAAGGGGTGTTGAAGAAATGGTACGATAGCCTAACTGACGACTTTGTTGGTACAATCGACAAAGACCACAATAGGTCTATTGACCTCGGACAGTTCACTAAAAACGATTTACGCTTAGTTGAACTCGAAGACGGTCGATATGCAATAGATGTCAATGTAAAACTCGACCAAGAGTTATACGCTGTCAAAGATTTGCTAAAGATGAACAACCGTACTGCTCTATCAGTTGAAATGTTCGTTAATGCTGATGAATACGCCACCGCTGAAAAAGTGACTGGCGATAAGACTCAGGGCGACTATCTTGTCCCTCTCATTGACGACCTTAAGATTGAAGGCTACGCTGTTTGTCTAGCCCCTAAATCTGCAAATTCTTACAAAGACGGTTTGTTAGAAAATGCAGGTGCAACTGATATTAACTTAATCAAGGAAAAAGAGTTTTCTATGAATAATTCTATGAATAAAGATGAAGAACTCAAGGCTCTTGAACAGGTCGAGGCATCTGCAGGTCCAGATGTTGAAGTTTCTGAGACTGAACCAGCTGAAGTTGAGGCTGTTGAAACTGTCGAAACTGAAACTGTCGATACCGAACCAGCCGAACCTGCCGAAGAGGCGGAACAAGAGGTGAAAGAAGAAGCTGTTTCTGAAGAAGAGGACAAACTCTCTGCAATCGAAGCAGAAATCAAGAACCTCAAAGCCGAAAACGCTTCTTTGAAAGAAGAAAACGCCGATTTGAAAGCCCAACTCACCTTAAAAGCAGAAAAAGCATTTGCTACCGAGGAACGCTTAACCAGTATCCTCGCTATGGCTGCTTCTGATGCCCCAACGGCTGACGAGGGTGGCAAAACGACACCTGAAGAAGAGAAAAATAAAACTGAGGAAGTAGATGCCTATACAGCTGCATTTGCTGAACTCAATAAGGAGCAATAAGCCAAATGAACCCAAATGAAATCTTCTCTGGCAAGAACGCTATCACCACCGATGAAGCAATGCAACTTGCAGCGTCAACCAACGCTATCGGTGCTGTCACTAAAGGTATTCAGCCAGATAACTCAAAATCTGTCATTAGCCACGCTAATGATGGTTCAGACCCACTTGTAGCCCGTCTTCTTAACAACGGTGTTGCAAATGAGACTGAAATCCTCATCGACCCATGTAAAACTGGCCGTGAGAAATATTACTTCCAGACCCCATTTGTCATTAACGACACTCTAGTCGGTAAAGACGATGCTGGTAGCACTTGTTGTGTTGGTACCCCAAGTCTTGAAGGCTCACGCTACAAGCTTGACCTACACGAACTCTGTGTGAAAGACTGTGTCAGCTCTTCTCTTGATGAAATGCTTGAAAGCGCTGTCTTCCAGAAATCACAAGACACTCGTGACCCATTTACTGAGTACGGCAAGTCCTTCGCAGCCAAGCGTGCTAAATTCGTAGCTCGTTATGCTAAGTTCATCTTTGACCGCAACCTCATCTTAGGCACCACTCAGACTAACGGTGATGCTCTTCGTCCATTTAACGGTCTGCTCTCTCGTCTCGCTGATGCTCGTACCCTCAAGATTGACGGTTCAGCTGGTGTCCTTGAGTCTATCATGATGGCTGACTGTCGCTTGATGGCTATGGGTCGTGAACTTGGTGGCTACACCATCGCTATCAACCCAATCTTAATGCCAACTCTTCGCCAAGAAGTTCGCACTTACCTCAAAGCTGACCCGTTCTCTGACTGGAAGCTTGTAGGAAACACCGTTTCTTACCGTGGTATGCCAATCGTAGCTTCTCGTTTCGTCGATGTCGACCTTTCTGACAACACTACCTCAGTCTGGTTGATTGACCCAAGCAAGGTCGGTATCAAGACTGTTTACACCCCAACAGGTCCATACATCAAGCGTATCGACTCTCAAGACGACTGTGGTGGCCATTGTGTGTCTATGCACCTTGCTGGCTCAACTGTTGTTACCGACTGGAACGGCTTAATCTTAATCAACAATGTTAAGCTTGCTTCTATCTGTGACAGCCTCGTCCTCAGCGGTCTTGATAATTATGTCAACTCTGGTGTCGTTGGTCAGCTTTATCCAAAAGCAACCCTCAACCCAAAGTTAGTCTAATTAACTAGCTAAGAGTAAGAAAACACACAATCACAAAATCCCCCTTGCAATATAGGGGGATTTGTAATATCATAAACACAAGAAAAGCGATAGGTGCCCACCCTTTATCGCTTTTTTTACGTCTTAATTAAATTGCCCATTGAGCTAAATCTTCATATAACGCATTTAGTGCGTCATCAGACATGTGACCAAAATTGGGGGTATCAAGACCGTATTTATTCATCATCTTGATACACTTTTGTCTCTTGATATTACGCTCGGTAGTAGCCTTTGTTACATAATCTCGATTAGTGACTGATTTGCCCATCTCTGAACCACCACCGTTTTTCATACGAGCTACAACTGCTTGACGGATTCTAGCGTTAGGCTCAGCCCATTGCCTCTTAGCAGCGATTGAAGAGTTTGGACGAGGCTTACCTTTAGGCCAGCTTGGCTTGGTTCTTCTCTTGCCTAACACACTCTGTTTCTTACTGAACTCTTCTTTAGACAGAGGTGGAAAATACAAAGATAGTGTAGGGTTAATATAGATTTTCGTCCCCTCCATGAACTCAGGAACTTCGTAATTATTGTCCACCATAAACCTGTACCATATCATCTACACTAGCGTCATTTTCCCCTCTCAAAATACCTGACAAGACTAATGACCTAACCGCTAGACATAATGAGTCTAATGCGTCTGGGGACTGTCCTAGACGGCGTTTAATCTCTTTCTTCGCTTCAATCTTAATCTTCTGTCCTTGCTCTGAGTTGCCTACTTCTCGAATTTGTTTGATTAACTCGTCGTAATACTCTGGAGCAATAAACATCATCTGAGACTCACAGAGTTCCTTTAAATCTAAGTGCATTTCAGCACGCTTGTTTAATGCCCACTTCGCATTAAAATCCGTTTCAGCTCGCCACTCGGTTGGTAAAGAACCGAAGGCTACTGGCTCGATGTCTAAGTCAGGTGATAATCTTAATAAGGTTTCATATAGCTGAACACCCATACCAATATCTATTGAGACTCTTTCTATCCCATATCTTTCGACTAGTTTCAATACATCTAGACAGATATTAAGGGTCGTCATTGTGTCGTCCCAAACTGGGTAGCGGGTTTTCATATCTTCTTGATAATCGAGTGACACCCAAATACGCTCTGGTGAGATATTAAGGGTAACGATTGTGACGATGAGGGAGTCTGCACCTTTATATGCAGAGTCGATACCCATAAATGATATCTTCTGTGACGGCGTAGGAAAAGTAGTTTTATCATAAACTGATGGTAATGTAGTGAAGAAACGATTGCCTGCATTATCTGGAGGAAATTCGGTCAAAACGAAACTTCTATACTCATTAGAATATGTCGGCATACCAGTAAGTTCCATTTGCCGTCTTGTCATACGCCCTTCGATAATTGCAGAAGAGTCGTTCATATGAACAACAAATGTGGTAGGGTCATCATAAAGGTCTCTGAAATGCCCGTTAATCTGTGGGTTGCCCACGCAGAAACGCTTAGTATCGTTATTTTCCATGAAGAAACGAGACGCAGTACGAAACCCTACTGGCGACATAATCTGAATTTCATCTAGTAATACCACATCGCCACCGACACCGACCGCACCAGCAGCAGCGATGTCTGCACTCTTTTTGCTTTCATTGGTCGAGAATAGCTTAATTGAGCCACCTGATTTCCATGCTAAAGCTTCCTTAGAGGCTTGTGTTGCAAGACGCTGAACCTTTTTATTCACATCGCCGTCTTCATCTGAGATTACTAAGCCATCTTGGATTTCTTTAGAGGCAGTAGGAAGCAAACTCACTATTTTCTCCTGAATAAGACCTGCTTTGTCTCTGGTCGCACCACCAATACGCACTTCCTTCCCGCCTAAAGCAGCGTTTGCAATAGCGATGAACGCATTAAGAAATGAGTTGTGTGTTGGGATTAAACTCTCACCGACAAGATACATACCGTCTGGCGAGTCGACCATAATACAGTTGCCTTGCCCTGCGTTTTCAACCTTCTCTACTTTAACAATGCCAATTCTTTTTCTAGGAGTGGTTGGAAGCTTCTTATGACGGAAAGTAGGTATGTTGTATGGCAATGAAAAACTGACATCGTGTCGTGTTTTTCCACCTATCTTAGTAGCAGCAATCCCATAGTGTTCTATCCCCATTATTGTCAATAACTCTATCAAGTCTTTTGCAACTCTCTCCGTGAACACCCTGACGGTTATTATTCCGTTATCCTCTATTCTACCTGTGGTGTCAATCAAACCAGCAAGTAGTGCTTTCTGGTCGGATAGTGAAGCATATTTATAAACATTTGGGATATGTTTTTTATTATGCCCACCATAGGCTTTAGTCATCTCTTTTGTCTCAATGCCATCATGCTCTCCGCCTAACCAGCACCCTAGTAGATACGGGTCAAAAGGCTGGTCGTAGGTTATGAATTGACAACGGCTAGTAGCATCAACAAAATAAGTGTTTCTTCTTACTCCCTCTAATTCTCTAGTCTCTACGACATGAGGGGTCTCTGACTTTTTTGAATAGACTTGCCACTCATGGTTAGCATGGGTGTAAATCTCTTCACCGTTGCTAAATGTGACTTTGTAATTAACTTCCATTTTAGGGGTCTTACTGACGACTACAGTTGGTCTACCAGATGGGTGGAATACAATATCACCAGGCTCTAAATCACCATGTTTCTTCCAGCCTTTGGTGGTTAATACTGGGGTATCATCACGGCAAAGTTTGCCGTACCTCGTCGGTGTGACCATTAAAACAGACCTGTATTTCTCAAAGTCTAATCCAAATTTATCCGCTAGTTCTCGACTGAGCATCGCAGCCCCAACCAACACAGACTGGGTGAAAAATAACTTCGCCCCAGGTACAACTTGGTCTGCCATAAGCTGTCCGATTTTTGCAAGTATCATCAACTCTTCATTTGAGTCAACTGAGATTTTACGATAGTCTGAGACATCTAGGATTTTTCCCTTGACCCAATCGACACGATTAGCCATATATTCTTTGTCGTTTTCATGAGCTAATATCTCGTCCCGTGTTCGTTCTACAACCATATTTTCGTCTTAAGCGTTTACCTTTTCCTTTTGTCCTTATTATACCCACTCTAAAAAATATTCTCAAGAATTGTGTTAGCATAAGACTAGTATCGACACCTTTTAATCCCAGAAGATTAAGAAATAAGGAGTTCTCTTATATGGCGGAAAACGTAACCACCGAAGCTACCGCTACCCAGAAGGAAACGCAAGTAGCTACTGAGCATAAGGCAACCAACGCTGTTGTCGCTCGCAGATTAAAAGCTGTCCAAGACGCTGGCAATCTTACCCCAAAAATGCAACGAGGCTTTGACCGTTTGTCAGCTTCAATCGCAAACCAAGAATAATAATTATTAACATTAAGATAAAAGGATAAACGAAAAACATGGCTAAATGTGATTCAAAAGGCTTCGTAATTCGACAAGACCAAATGGGTAAGTTGAAGAACGATGACATGATTGCCATCTCTGTACTTGACTCTCTCGCTTCATGTGCAAAGATTGACACTCGCAACAATACCGCAGCGTCTAACGCTAACCTTAAAGGTGCTTTCTACAACGCAGCCAACACCCCTGTTGATGCTTTCGGTTGTAGCAAGAATACCTGCTACAATACTGGTACTTACCAAGGTGCAGTTGTAGCTAAGGCTGCTGTCACTATCGGTGACTTCAAAAAGACCTTTGATACTACCCTGTATGCAACTGGCATCATCACTGCTTATGTCTTGCTCCCAGATGGTGACCATAAGGTGACTATTAACTTAACTGACTACGCAGAAGGTGGTTGGGCTAACTTTGATGCTCTTTCAAAGACTGTCCACGCTACTAAGGGTGGTAATGGTTCATACCTCTACCCTGTCCAGTTCGACCTTTCAAAGGCTCCTACTGAAACTGGTACTGGCTGGACTCCATCGACTATCGGTGTTAAGGCTCGCTTCGTTATCGACGGCACTAATATCAAGGTCGGTGATTATGTTGGTGTCTCTTCTATCGCTTTCTACGAGAGCATTGAAGACCTCGAACTTAATCGCACTATCTTGCTCTCATGTCTTGATACCTTTGGCGACAGCCAATCGTTCGATGTGATTGAAGGTGCTTGTTCTACTTCTGAATACGACCCACAATCTGGTTCTATCACCTTTAACTTGACTGCTAACAAATGGTCTGAGAACCTCAAATACATCAACCCAACTCTTCGCAAGACTGATGATACTGAATTCGGTATTCTCAACATCGTCACCCGTACTGTTGGTAATGCTAAGACTATCAACCCTGAACTCGATGGCTACGGCTTTATTCAGCTCTCTGATATGGTCGAAAGTGACTGTGGTTATGTCTATATTCAGACCCCAGGTTGTGCTGGCAATTCTCGTGACCTCGTCCGTGTAAACAGCCCAATCCCAACCATCAACGCTACTACCGACTCTGACAAATTCCAGGTATTAACTTCAGACTATCTTGGTAATAAAACTCTCGGTCTTATCTTGGTTGGCAAAGACTGGATTGGTCAAGAACTAAACATCATCTACCGCAAGAAGGTTACAGCTGAGGTTTGGGAAGTGACTAACGAATTCCGTGAATTCAATGTCTCCATCCTTGCCCCGTTCCGCAAGAAAGACGGCACTCGTGAGTGGCACCTTTATGAGAACGCTTTTGTGACGACTGTTCCAAATAACATTTCTCGTTCTGATGAAACTACTGTTGAATTAGAATTCACCGTCGCAGCCGATGAAAACGGTGTCCGCAAGAAGATTGCAAAAATTACTGAAGCTTAATCAGGGTAAACAATAAGCAAAAGAGGTGTACTATGAGGAAAGAACGATGTGTGAA